CGGCATTTGCAGCCGGTGCGGCGGCAAATCATTTCTGGAACAGAAATCAATACACGTACAATCCCAACTATTGGGACACTCATCCACGAGTAATGTATAACAATACCACTATTTACCAAGGAGCTCCTGCTCAGCAATCAGCTCCACAACAAAGACAATCTATTGGATACGTTCAACCAGCTCAAGCTGAAAAAACTCTGGTCATAAATAAACAAGAGTTGATATCAAATCAAAAAGTTCAACCATTGTTTAAGCCTAATGTAATTGCACCAAATTTGGCGACGCAACCTGCTCAACAGGCGGCAAATCCAGCTTTTCAGCCGATTCAAGTGCAGGCCCCGAAAGCTCAAACTAGTGGGTTTGCACCAATTCAGGTACAAACACCGAAAGTATCAACTCCAGCGTTTCAGCCGGCTAAATCAGCTCCAGTAGCAAAAGCGCCGGCTTTTAAACCAGTTCAAGTAGCTAAACCAAAAAAATAAATGCAAGAATCTTTGAATTACTTAATGAAAGGCAAACTTAATAGACTAAATGATACTTGTCTAAAGTACACTAACTTTACAACTTTTGAAGAGTTATTGACTACTACGAACTATAGACCAGTTCTTTATTATGACCAATCGTTGAGTAATTCAGTTCGTCGAGATTTAAATGAATTAGCTGATGCGTATGATGATTATATGCAACGTCAGGATGATGTAAGAAGAGTTTATCGTCAATGAAAAATTTGTTTTTATTTGCCCTAGTTTTATTTTGCTCAGCAGTTGAAGCTAAAGGAGTAGGTCATGGCAGAGTCAATATGTCTAAGCTGTTCAAAAGCTTAGATGATCATTATCATAACCAGCTTGGCTTAACAACCGAGCTGGATGTGTATAGAGCCACTGGCTATATCACCCCAATTTTTTCAATTACAACTCCATCAAAATTTAATGCTTTTGTGAGTTCACAAAATTTATTAGCTTGGGGTCAAAGCGCTCAAAACTATGAAGGTGATACTTTTATTGGTGCCTCAAAATTTTTTACACTTAATAATTATTTTGCCTTAATTGCTGGCATGCAAGCTGGCTATTCTTTGATTAGTGGGACAAAATATTTTCAGACATTTGATTATCTCGATCTCAGAATAAGGCCGCTTAAATGGTTAATTTTTCATGGTGGTCCTTATTATGTCAACCAAGCGTTAAGTACAACATACAGTTATGTTGGTGTTCAAACTGGAGTTGAATTTAATTTTCCAATGTATAAGTTAAATTTTGATTATATTGGTGGGCATTCGAATGTATCTGGCGCGACAGCAACATTAACAAATAAGTGGTCTCAATATTTTAACTCTTACCTAGGAGTTGGTGTTCCAGAGACAAAGTCTGGAAATGAATTTTATGGGATTATCGGAATAAACTTCAATATGGATATTTGATATGCGAAATGAACATAAGACTTTAATGCTGCTTCAAGAAGAAGCAGCAGAGCTAATTGAGCAACTCATCCTAGTTAGAGCCGCTCGAACTATTCAACTTGCATCCAAATCTTTACGGTTTGGTCCACATAGTAAAAACCCATATGAGCCTCATTCGCTATCTAATAAAGACGCACTCACTATGGAGCTTGGTGATTTTTTAGCGTTAATTGAGGTGCTTACGCTAGAAACTTCTTATCCAATAACCATGGAAGAAATTTTATTAGCTAAAGAACGAAAGTTTAAAAAACTGGAAACTTGGTTTCCACATGAGCCATAATGCTATCATGTGACCACCCTATAATCCATTTGATAACTGATTAACAGTTTGAGTAATTGTGGATGTTATTTTCTACAAAAAAGATTACTATATCTACCAAGTTAAGCTACTTTATAACTTAACTTGCAAACTTTTCAAACATTGCTAGAATAAGTTGGAAACGATTAGTTTGCTTATCTAGCTTAAAATATGAGGTGATTGTCATGTTAAAAAGTAAAAAAATGGTATTTGCGGCCACAATTGCAACAATGTTTACCACGGCCTCAGTAGCAGCTGATTTTACTGGTACCGCTGAAAAGGTTGTTGATGGTAAGGTGATTTGGTCGATTCACACCTATCAAGTTGGTAAAACTTTTAGCCCAATATCTCATACGAGTGAACCTATTCCGGCTGAATATGCTGACTTATATTCTAGCGGGATATCAACTGTCAATTTAGACTCAGCGATTTTATTTGCATTGCCAATCGGTGAATTAGCAAACATTAGCCTATTCGATCGTCACTTTGCATTGGTGCATGAAAGAGACATTTCACATTCAAATGGCGATAAAACATGGATTGGCTCTGTTGATGGTGATGGACGCGCCATTATTACCTTCGGTAAAGATGGTTCAGCGTTTGGTACAATCACTGAAGCTGATGGTAGATCATATTCTATTGAAACAGCAAATAATGGTTCATCAATTGCAATTGACAACGAATCAGCAGGCCGCATCATGCCTTCTCTTGAACATGACATGCTTAGTGGTGACAGCCATGCAATGTTAAACGCGGCAGCAAATCAAGCGGCTAGCATTGCTACAACAATTTCAAATACCGCTCTTGCAGCAGGCATAACAACTACTCCAAAAACCGTAATTGATTTGCTGATTGTTTACAGTTCAACTTTGCCAAACGCGGCTACGCGCATCAATCAGCTTGTTGCAACCACTAATCAAGCTTATGCCGATAGTGGTTTGACCGATATTTCAGTTAGAGTGGTGTATTCTTACAGCATTACTTATGCTGATGCAAATGCGAACTCTTCAGCTTTAACATTATTTGCCACAAACTCCGGCGTCTTCAAAGATGTAAATTCTACAAAAGCGAAATATGGTGCAGACGTTGCAATTTACCTGAGACCGCTGAAGGCAGTTGCACAGGGTTCTTGTGGTGTTTCATATGCTAATGGTGCTAATGGTACTTTGCTGCAAGCTTCTAAAGGTTATGCGGTCGTAAGTGATGGAACCGATGGCTCTTATTATTGCTATAACACAACATTGGCACATGAAATTGGCCATGTTCTTGGCGCTGTACATGATGTTGAACACTCAGGCGGGGTAAAAGGTGCATTCCCATATGCATTTGGTTATGGCATCAATAATGCTTATGGCGATATCATGAGCTATTACAATCCACAAATTGCCAAGTTCGCAACACCAACATTAGTAGCCATGACTAATGCAAAAGGTGTAAAATATTACCTTGGTGCTGATGGCACCGCTGATATAGTTAGAACATTTAAACAAACCGCTCCAATAGTTGCCGCATTTGCACCTTCAATCACAAAATAAACAACTTCACTCTAATACAAGGGAGCTTCGGCTCCCTTTTTTATTTTAAGGAAATAAAAATGAGATTTTACTTTTTTGTTAATGGGTATCAGACACCCTCTGAGAACCTTCACGCAGTAGCCAATATGATTCAATATGCTGAGAGTTCAAATGTCCCAGAAGTGACCTCGTGGGCAAAATGGTTTAAAACTATACGAATTTACGATGGTGGTAGCCCAGCTATCTTAACTAAGCTGTATTCTACAGTTGAAAAGCTGAATGTTGGAATTATCAAAACTAAATTCTGTGATACTGGTGGTGTGATTCAGGCTTTTGGGATATTGCTATCAAAAAATGAATATGACATATCATTACAACCAACTGGGGACTTGATAACCCTTCATAAAATTTTGAATACTTTTGAATCTTTTTTGGACCAATGAACTACTATGAAAACTGACAGACTAAGGGTCTTGTCTCTGTCTCTGCGCATTTCTCTCAGCTTTTTTAAAAACGTAGCCTTTTTAAAAATCACTTCTATGCAATTTTAAAATTCAGCAAATAGGTTCATTTATAATTTCAATTAAAATTGCACAGAAGTGACCTGCGTCATTCAGATGAACTGAATTTCTTTTTTCTATTTTAACTTGTCTCTGCGCATTTCTCTCAGCTTTTTAAAAACGTAGTGTTTTTTGTATCAATGAACTACTACGAAAACTGACAGACTAAGGGTCTTGTCTGCGTCTCGCAATATTTTTTCTCGTCTTTTTGAAAACGTAGCACTCATAAAAAAGGAGGCAATTAAGCCTCCTTTTTCTTTTTGACTAATATTTAATTAGTTCCCATCTTTGCACCGGTGCTTAAAACTCTTATTGCGATATACATAAACTCAACTGCTTTTACAGGTTTCAATGCGACATCTAACCACATTTCATTTCTATCAATTCGAGTTGGAGTGTTGTTTGAGCTGTCGCAAAGAGTTACGAAGTCATACAATCCACGACGAAGCATGATATCTCCTAAGAAACCATCGGCCATTGATTTCAAATCGTCACGAGTGATTTGATCGTTCGGTTCAAAAATAAATGGGAAAGAAGCTTTACGTAAAGACCTACGAATGTAGCAAAGCAAACGTTCTACATTAATACGATCACGAGCTGAAGCAGCCGGTGAAGCGGTTTTTTGTCCCCAAATGATTAAACCATGACCTGGGAAATAAACGATCGGGTTAATGTTTTTGTAGAACTCATACAAATTATCACGTTGAGGTTGACTCAAATTAACTAACTTATAGGTTGTTGGCAAACCTAACGTGCCAGTCACATAACCAACAGATGAAACACCAGTAACAACCCCACGACGAGCACCTGCAGGTGCTTTCCAAAGTTCACCAGCATTATCAGAATAAGCATAGGTTCTCAATGCAATACCTGAAGGTGCAACCAAAACATCTTTACCGTCAAGGTTAGATGCTAAACCCCATGGATAATAGTAAGCTACATCAACATGACTAAAATGTTCATTTGAGGTTGCCCAATTTGCCGCCTGTTCAGGACTCTTGGTAGCTGGAACATCCCCGATAACAAAAGCTTCATTACCAATACCATCAGAAAGAGCTAACATCTCATCGACAACTTCATGGTAGCCAGGAGCCAAAATCAAATTGTATTCATAAGCTTCTGAACGAACATCTTGGTTGCTATTAATCGAAGCTTGAAGAGCTGTCACGATTGCAGAGCGTTTTTGAGCATCATTTGCTCCAAGAGCATTAAAGTTTTGAATTTGAACTAAGCTAAAGTCAAACTCATCACCAGCGACAAATGCTGTAGTTCCAGCAGTAATCAAAAATGAAACTTTACCAGATACTTCATTAAACTGAGTTCCTACTGTACCAACTTGAGGTGGAGTAGTGACAGCAGCAGTGATTGGATTCGTGCCTGTGACCGTGAAACTAGTAGCTGAAGTGAATACAACAGTGAAGTCTTCTTGAATTGCGGTTGTGCCAGGAACTAAATCAATTAGTGTACCATTACCAGTTCCGGTAAATGAAGTTGGAACATATGCAGTTGCAAATTCAAAATAATCACCAGCTGAAAATTCAATTGAACCTTCAGTGATAGTTAAATGAATTGCATTATTAACAAATGCAGTACCAGCTTTTGCTACGCCAACTAATCCAGATTTTGTACCGGTGATAGTAAAGGAGTTTACAGTTTCATTAGTTAATTTACCAATACAAACGACCGTAAATGCTTCTGGTTCTTTTAATTGAGATGGAACACTTATTGATGTTAATGTTCCATTACCAATACCAACATACTGATATGATGTACTATCATATTGCGGAATGCTAGCTGAATAGAAAGTTACTGGAGCATCAGTCAAATCAATATTCGCACGAACAACAAATGCACGATTACCAATTCCCAAAAATTGATTAAGAGCAAACAAACCAGTCTCATTTCGACAATCGCCGTATTGTTGAGCGCCTGAGCCATCTTCCCAGAAATATGGGACACCATAAGTTTGAACTGATTGGCCAATAGAAGTAATGGTACGAACAACTGAATGCTCATTTGTACCATCAGCTATGCTTACTCCATCAGGTTGAAACTTATGCGCACGGGTCGCAATAAAAAATAACGGAACGGTAGGTGCTGATGCCGGAATATAAAAAGATTCGTCAGTAACCGTTACGCTAACACCAGGTGAAACTAATGTTCCCATGGGAACCTCCTTTACGCAAATTAAATAACAAGTTATCGTTACTGATATTTATGAGGCAAGGCGGTTTTCAGAACCATTTCTATCACACTTTCCCTTAAGAAGCGCTCAAAATAAATACACATTAGTGCATTAGATTACCCACAAAAAGGATAAAAATGAAATTAGAAGATTTATTAGAAGCTCCAATAAAAAAGAGCTCTCAAAAGAATAGTTCAGTGAAAACTGAGGTTCAACCCTATATGTTTCAGACTAAAGAAGAGATTGAAGCATGGATGAAACAGCATTATATTAAGGGAATGGTTAGCAGAGAGTTAACCATCCATGTGACAGATACGCGGGTAACAATCTCTAGATTTGGAGTTAAAAAAGAAGACATTTTAATTCAGCATAATGGTAAGTGGGTTTTACCTGTTCAATTCTATATAGTGAGTAAATTTGACATTAGTGGTTTAAGTGTTGGTAGCTTTATTGGTTTTCCATATGTTATCAGCGAGGAATTAAAGATAGCCGATAGTGTAATCTCTGATTTTACTGGCGTCCCAAAGGTCTGCCCAAAGATTGATGGTGATTCTCTAGAAAGAATGACTAGCTTTAGCGGATTAGAAGAAACTAATTGCAAATCACTTTACTGGAACTGCAAATCTGGAATAGACAATCTGCAAGGTTTACCTGAAACCCTACAAGAACTTTACCTAGGCATCAATAATTCTACAGTTGACATTGCTGAAATATTAGCTCAATGCCCAAAGCTCTATCAACTTAAAATTGCCGCTATGGAAGGTTCAAAGATTAAAAATGGACTTTCTTCAATCTTCAAGCACGAGCCTTTTAAAAATCCAAACACTGATATTTGGTTGAGGTCTGACCATTATACAAATGCTCAAAATAAAGAAGCAAATGAAATAATTAATGGTCATCTCCATGGCGATCACAATATGTCAAAATGTCAAACTGACTTATTTAAAGCGGGCTTTAAAGAACTTTGCCGTTAACCATTTACTGTTGTAGTACTATACACATCGGTGAATGGTGATAATGTTCCATCAGCTCCAACTTCATATGTTCCAAAATTGTCTAAACTACCAAGTCGAATATTGATTTGTTCGACGTAGTTCTTTTTTAGGTCCATTGGTGGAGTTAGATAAATTGGCATTACAAAATTTAATGACCAAACTAGAATTCTTTTATCCTGGCCAATCGGATAATTTTCTTCATTGTTGATTCCAGTTAGTTCAATATGAGTAATTTTAGTCCAATCAAATGGCGCATCAGATATTTGAATTTGAAGTACTGGGTCAAAGATTAACAATATCTGTTCTAATATCTGGTGTAGTTGGTCAGTGTTGCTTGCATAAATTGAAAGTTCAAAATTGGCATTATAAGGAATTGGCATAATACGATATACGACTGACAAATCATCAGGAAATACCCCATTGGTTGGAAAGTATGTTTTGCGATCAATAACTCCAATACCTTTTCTTCTTTCTGGCGCAAGTTCAATTCCTTGCAAATTTGCTGACATTGATGGAAGAGCAATTGGTGAATTTTGAGTATTTCCTTGAATAAGAGCTGAAACAACTCTATCTCTATTACCAACTAAACATGGCACTGGCTGAGCGATTATATTTCCATCTTCTCCTTTGCCAGTTCTAACTTGCATACCCGCAAATACAGAAACAAACTGCAAAATATAAGCTCTGAGCTGGCGGTCATAAAAATATTCTCCTGTAAATGCCATATTTTGATTTTCCTTTACAAATAATTGGAAATTATTGGAAAAAAGACTATCATAAGTCCGATTTCAATGATTTACTTGTTAAACTTTGAAGTGCGTTTCTTAATGAAGGTTTCAAAGAACTATATTGTTGACGACGATCACTTTCAATGTAAATCCATTTACCTTTCAACAAGCTAAATTTATATAATCGTGGTGCAATTTTTGTAGAATCTGGATAATACAGCCTGAAATAATCACCATCATTTGCCGTTAACGCATCTGGTAATTTATATCCTTCTCCATAAGGTAATCCATTCGGCGGCATACCATCTTCAACATAGGCTTGCCCAATAAAATTGTTTCCAACTGCTGGCGCCTGTGGAACTTCTTGCGCTATCTCACTTACATCACTCCCAGTTTCAGTTACTGCATCTTGAGCTTCAACTTTATTTTTCTCAGTTATAGTGATTGGGCTAGTTGGAACCTGGTTATTAAACTTGCTAAAGAAATCACCATCTGAAACCGTCTGAAGCTCTTCTACTGGAGTTTTAATGATGTCTCTTGTTTCAGTCGATGGAATAAGTTGTGAACCTTGGAATCTATATAGCGTAGGCGTCCACTGTGGAGTAAAACCTTCAGCTGACCAACCACAATCGATAACTTCAACAAATTTTTTCACTGGTAATAAATTTCTGTCATACATCATTTCCGGAGTTACCTCTAAGATATCTCCAACTACAATAGGTCTTCCAAGAAGTTCAACCATTCGCGCAAATGAACAAGTAAAAACATACTGATCCATAACTGAAAAACCAAACTTACCAGCATCACCAATTGAATCAAATGGCTGATATGAACATTTCAAGGTGATAGAACTCGATGCATAATCTCTATCTCTATTTTCTAAAAATAAAGTATCCTGAATATTGTCTAAACTCGTTGCTTCATAATCCATTAATTCAAGTTTGACTACTTCCCATGGTTCATTTGCGGCAACACCATTAAACAAAATTGGAATTATACGCCAATATGCGGCCGGCGCCGAAGGTGTAACTGAAACTGTCTCTAAATTGCCAGTATCTGGTAAATTAACAACAGCCGACCTTTTCCAAATTAAAGAAGTGCTTATTGTAAAGGTATCGCCAACTGAAAATGAAATTGAACCAGTATCAATTGAGAATTTCATATCTTCATCCGCAAAAGCTTGGCCGACCGTCAAATTAGGACGTGGCCCAAGGCGTTCGTTTAAGACGGCGAATGAAGTAGCAGATACAGCAATCAAATGAATTGTTGTCTCATGTGGGTCGTAGCCAGGCTGTAAATTAATAATTTTCCCATTCCCACTACCAACAAATATTGGTTCATTAGCAATCAATTCACCAGAAGCTCTTTCGATTCGTGCTTGAATTGCTCTTCGCAATGGATTTGCCGATTGTTGAATCTTTATGGTGGTTATATGTTTTGAAACATACTCTTGTTTACCATACTTATTTGTTCCAAATGAAGTTTTTTTATAGCCAAAGTTATAGCCAAGATATGAACCATTGACTACAGCGACTCCAAGCTGAACTGAAATCCAACTTGACGGAGATATATCAAAGGCATTAGTCGCATCAGAGCCAGCTCCAGCTCCACTGTGATAAGGAGTTCCATTACCAGTAAGGTCAGTTAAAAGTCCTTGTTCATGAACGCCAAGTAGTTTAAATACGTTGATTTTTGCTCCACTGATTTCAATACTTTCCGCGATATAATTTTGAATCGTTGTTGAATCAGCGTTTTCAGTGCACTCATTTTGAATGGTCCAATCGCCAATGCAAACTTGTGGTGCTGTATATTTTAAATCAGCCATTATTAATTCTCATTGTTAATTTCATAAAAACATTTCCAATTTTTATGATGGTTGCGTTTGCCGTTAGCTACGGCACACATTGCACTTGTATTTAATTTTTCTTTTTTACAAAAATCAGAAATACCTTTTATAATAAATTCAGCACCATTTAGATCAATAATTTTATAAGTTTTTTGAAGACTTTGTTTATGTTTTAATCTATTGTCCGGAGAATTAAATTTAGAATTTGGATCATTCCAGTAACTTTTTATCATATTTTTCCAATTTTCTTGGTATTCACTAGAATTATAAATTGATTGATCATTTTCCCAATGAAGTTTCATTGCCTCTGACAATTTGGCTTTTACATCTAAGGTCATGCTTTCTTGAATAGTCTTTTTTAACTTTGTTCTATACTCTTCGGAATTATAAGCATGATCTTTATTTTCTCGATGTTTTTGTTTATATTCAGCAGATTGATATTTGGTATTTTAAAGTGATGTTGTGTCCAAGCTCTTTTGCCATGACCTTTACCAATATAGTAAGGAGTTCCAGCTTTTGCTGTATTACTATCGTTTTGGCGAACATACGCATGAACATAAAAAATAGGCTGTCCATTATCATGCTTTTGATTCTTAAAGCAAAGACCAAGAGCTTGATAAATACTTGATGACGCCGTCATTATTATCACTTTGAAAATATAATAATGATATTTATTGATTACCTGTAAGGAAATGAAATTGTATGAGGTGCTTGACCAGTCCCATGATGTTAATAGGTGATTAGCACGATATGAAAGAAAAATACATAATTTAACATCTGAAACTTTTGAGCCAGGAGTATTCAATGTCAATGAAGTCTCATTTACTAACATTGCAGTATTCAAAAAACCAATTCCAGTTCATTTTCGTACTGTTAAAATTTATTCAGTTCGTGAATGTCCAAACGTTACTAGTCTAACCCAACTGAATGTAGAAAAAACAGATTCATTAAGTGTGCAAAATTCTGGCATTACTGATTGTGAAGGTTGTCCGGAAGCTAATATCTTAAGTTTAGATTATAATTTTAAGTTAAATTCTCTAAAAGGAATAACTCCAACTGTGGCAACTTTGAATTTATTGAACTGTACTGCATTACATACGATCGACGCCGATTTGCCAAATTGTACAACTCTTAGGCTATCTTTTTCTGGTATTGAAACGCTTTCAGGAATTCATAAACATTGTCCTAAGCTTGAATCAATCAATTTAACTTGGTATGATAATCTTAAAGCTGGATTGCTTGGATTACTAAGAATTCCAAGTTTAAAATTAGTTGAAGCAAGTACTGGCCCTGATGAGCTACTTGTTGCAGTTGGACTTATCAATAAACACTTAAAAGATAAAAATATTGGTGCGTGTCAAACAGATTTATTTAAAAGCGGATTAAAAGAATATGCTAAGCTTTAAAGAGTATTTAAAAGAGGCAGAATTGACAAGAGATGAAGTCTTACAATGGGCTCATGAAAATGATAATAAATTTCCACAGTCTATTATTACTGACGTTAATGTTGGGAAGGAACCACCTTTTTTAATTAGTGTTCACACAGTAAATTTTAATAATTTAAAAATATTCAAAAAGCCATTACCAGTTCAATTTGGTTACATTAAATTCTATTTGGCTAATGAGTGCGAATATCTAACTGATTTAAGTCAATTGAGAGTACAAACGGCTGATTCACTTCAAATAAATGGAACTGCCATAACATCATTCAAAAATTGCCCAGAGATATTTGCCTTAAGAGCTCAAAAACTAAGAAAATTAACTACATTAGAAGGTATTTCTAAAGAAGTTAATAAAGTTGAATTAATTGGCGCTGAAAACTTAACATCAATTAATGCTGAAATGCCAAATGTAACAAGCTTTTTAGCTCCAGTCTGTGGGATTACTTCGCTAAAAGACATTCATAAGTATTTGCCAAAATTAGAAGTATTACAAATAAATTCTAATCCAATTGTTGCATCTATTTTGGGGTTATTGAAATTACAAAATCTACGAATGATGATATTTGAAAATTCTCCCAATTCACCAGCACCAAATGATTTTATTGCGGCAATGAGAATAGTTAATGAATTTGTTATGGCTAAAAATTACAATATCTCAGAATGTCAAACCCGCTTGTTTAAGGCAGGTTTGAAAGACTTTGCAAAACTTTAACCCATTAAGAAACACACATTACCTACTGGGTTTAGGTTACCTGCCTCAAAGTCATTAATTTGTCGTTGCAGTTCAGTAAACATTGTTTCGGCCTTAGTAATGAGCATATCGCCATTTAGAGCTAAACCACCATTTGCGCCAGGCAAGTTAGCGTATTTGCTTCTTATCATACCCGTCATCTCTAAGCATTTTGCAAATGCCCAATCCCTTATCCATGGCTCACACCATCTATCAGTAAGCAACTCTTGTTCAGTTCGCTCCATATAGCACTCTAAAACTACACGTTCATCTTTATACAACTTTCTTAACATCTTTAATTCTCGTTTTGCTTCATCCCATTCAAATACCAATGTGCCAGCAAAGATTTTTTCAAACTCTTCAGCCATTGAGTTAGCTAAATGAATTGACAAAATATCAATCATTGAGCCATAAAAGAATTGATTATAGAATATTTGAGCATATACTCCATTATCACCACCAAGTACGTTCATACCAATCGTACTAACACGATGAATCTTTTGAATGTCGACAATCTTATCAGTTCCAGACACTGGGTCATTAAGAAAGTAAGTCGACTGACCTGCTTTTAAAGTAAACAAAATATGACGACGATTATAAGCGCTATCTGAACGTCTTCTAAATTCGGCTAAAGCAATATTAATTGCAGTTTCAAAATTTTCTTCTTTTAACTCTGTACAAACCGCGGGATAGCCAAGTTGCGCCTTAATTGAATTTACTAGCTTGGCCCTAGAATCTAAATCACCAGTTGTTCCAACACCAATTTTTTCATAGGTTGGTGTTCCAACTTCTTCAGTATTTGCCGTCTTCCATTGAGTTCCAGTCCAAATATATAGAATATGAATATCAGTTCGATAGAAAAAATCACCTGGATTTGGAGTTGTTGGGAATACTTTACCAGAGATTATTGTGTTGCCTGCCGCTCCATCTAATGTAGCTGAACTTGAAACATTTTGAGTAGCATTTGCTGGAATCCAAATTGCTCCATTCCACATCTGAATTGAATTTGTGGTTGGATTATAATAAACATAACCAACAGCTGGATTAGTCGGAGGAGTTGAATTTCTTGGAATATTGCCTGTATACCCTTGAACTTCAACGGATAATGGTGCTGCTTCTAAAGCATATGATTTGCAACCATATTGATAATACTGCAGTACGTTAGAGCAAGGATGTAAACTAGCATAATAAATTAGGTTTGGGTCGGCACCTGTCACTAAAACTGAGGTTGCGGTTAATGAATCTCCGAACGCCCCATATACTGCATTGACAACCTGGGCTCCTCCAATAGTATCAGCTGGAGCTGTTAAATCGGTAGAAGCAGTATAACGAACTGAATCGACCGGTTGATGGTCAGCGGTAAGTTGCTTGGCTGCTACGACAATAACATGCCCATTATATGCCGCTGGAGTCGCTGGTAAATTCCAAGTTAGGGTAAATGAAGTTGGACTTGTTCTAACAAGCGAAAGTTGAATTGTTTGTGCTTCAGCCCAAAGGTTGGCCGTAGTGATTGGTAAATCGGTCATAATATAACCCTTAAAACATTAATTAATAGAGTTATTTATGAGGCCAAAATAAATAACTGTAGTTAACTCACACGCAGTATAGGACTCCTAACAATGAAAATAGCAGAATTATTCGAAAATTATGAAACTGAAACCTTAGAAGAACACCTTGGCAACTTAGCCGTTGTTGATAAAAAATTCTTAAAGCTTTTAAAAACAGCGGTTGAATATAAGTACAATGGCAATAATGCACAAATGCAAAGCAAGTATGTCCAGCGTATGCCAGTTTACTTAGGTTCAAAATCAAAAGTCGATTCATACGAAACGAAATCTGGAGCTGAAGCTTATCGTCAATTAGTTGAAGATGATACCGCAAAAGCTATCGTCATCAACCATGATACTGAACAGGTTTTTGTGGCATTCAAAATTCCAGCTGACAATAGTAGAGAAAATTTTGCTTATCTTTGGACTGCCGACATTGTTCATTTGCTTGGTCACTCAGAGCATAATGAACAATTTGAAGAAGCTAAAGCCAAGCTAGAAAAAGCAAAAATTAAAGCTTATGATAGTCCAACTGATGGTATAGTTCGTGGGAATGCTAAAGAGCTCTACGCAGCATTGACAACAATTTTTAAACTTTCTAAAGAGCTTGGACATAAGACCGTTGATTTACATGTTATCCATGTTGATGAAGAAAGAGCTGCTACTAAAATACAGCGAGCTGCACGTAAGAAAACCCCAAACTGGTTTGAGCAAATTCCAGCTGAAATTCCAGTAAGATTAAAAAAAGATAAAGAGTTTTGGAGCAAATATGCTAAAGATGCTTTACAGTCTCGTTTGATTGATTTTAAGACGAACAATGCTAAGGAAGCAAATACCCCAGAAGAAATGTTTAAATTGATACAAAGCCATGGGTTTTTGGATAGAATAAAAGTGAATGGTTTTGTGTACAAGGTTGATTCAAGTAATTTACAATTTGACAGATTGATTAAAGCGGCTCGTGGAACAGCGGAAGAAAAAAGCCGTTATAAAGATGATAATTATATCGAATATGGTATGGATTATCTTAATTCTGAAAATGACATAAAACAAGCTAAAATTAAAAAGCAGCTTGAAATAATGACAAAAGGTGATAAAGACCGTATGAAACAGCTTGCTAGTCAATATTTACCACCTTACAAAATTAAAGTTTATTTAAAATTAGATAAAGCTTCTATCGTTGTTGACCATGTAGATGCTGATAAGTGGATTCGCAAATTAAATATCAAATAATAAATTTAAACAAAAACCTTTATATCTAAATTTCCATGCTTAAGAATTGTTCAGCAAACAGATTTTTCTTGGGAGTTAAGTACACTTATTGTCGCCGATAAAGTATTAAAAGACTATTTCGGCGACAACATTGAAATCATAATTAATGATGAAATGACTTACATTTACGTAGATTATTTCTTTGATGAATTTAACTGTTCGTCAAAGAAATTAATCTCCATTGAAATACAGGTACAAGAATTATTGAGATTGAACAACTGTTCATCTTCTATTATTTTCAATGGCATGCCGGCTGAAAAGTTTAAATTGGATTCTTGTCGAATGCTTTCTATACACATACCGGATGAGCCAACGTCAATTAGTAAATTGAACGAATGTAACGTACTAACCATTATTAATGCTCATCAGATATTAGGTGGTGTTTTAAGCATCTTGAAGATTAAAAATTTAGTCTCATTTACTGGTAATCGAATTGATTTTCCATGGATTGAAATTATTCAGCAATATGATTCATCAACAATTTCACAAGCGTAAACTGCTCTCTTTAATACTAGGTTTGGAAAGTTAATAACTCTATGACTATAACCTATGTCCCGTTCTGTTTCATGCCAGGGCATACAATTAATGCAATTGTAAGGGCAAAGAACTTTTATGTTGAAGGTGAGAAACTTGAAGAGCTAATCCAATTGTTTAATGAAGCAAATGATTTTGAAGTTCCTAAATTAGGTAAAAGTTACTTGGTGCCAGTAGATGACGACCTTAAACCAACTTAGTCATGTAGATTATCCGTGTCTTAATATTATTTTTTCGTTGACTGAACGAAATTGTATATCTTATACTATGCAACCGTTGGGCGCAATCATTAAATTGATTGATGAAACTCTAAAAAAAGAAATTCCTAACTATAACTTCTCCGTTGGATTTGATGGTTTAGATAATTTAAGAGTTTTATATCATTTGACTCGTGAAAATGAGTGTGATTCTATCAATTTGACTGATGTGCGAGCTGAACTTGTCAATGTGATTTATAAATTAATGGAAACATTATTTGTTGATGTAGCTGATTTTACGATTAAAGATACTTACATTTCTATGTTTTCTATTGTTCAATATAAAATTAACTATGAAAAAATAGTTTTCTTTGCTTGTGGTATGCACGGAATTTCACTTTCTGGTTTGCATAATTTTATCGACTGCACCGTGCTTAAAATAATAACTCCTGGTAATGTCACTGGCGGAGTTTTATCGTTGTTGAAAATACCAAGCCTTCAAGCAATGTCTTTCGACATCTTCAATTATGATGATAATCCCGAACTTATGCAGTGGACTTCTATCATTTCTTCAGAGCTTGCAGGAGAAAAAAATGTGGCAAAAGCTCAAACTCAATTGCTACGCGCTGGTCTAAAAAAGTTCGCTACTCTATAACAATTCGTTAATTTCTATTAAATATTCAATTAGCAATACACACAAGTCTAATTGGATATGTCAATCTCATTCAAACAATTTTTAACTGAAGCTGGCGAGCCAGAGGTATCTTTAACAATACATTTTGCTCCAGGCGAATCAAAATTCAAAATACTAACAACAGAAAAAGATGAGCGTAGAGATGAACTTGAAGCTGCCATTAGTCAACTCGGCTTTAAAGTTGATGTCAACTATTTTGGTGCTGACGCTATTGAATTAAGTGTATTAATGCTTAAAGAAGAATTTTATACTGATCCAGTTAAAATACAAGCCTTCATTAATGAAATAAAACAATATTGCGAATTGCATTTTGGCTCATCAAAAAGACCTATCATTAATGATGAATCTTCTTGGTCAATTTTAAAATTTACGACACTTCCTTCTAAATTAGTCGTCTGGGATTATATTGAAGTTGCTCCACACATCACTAAATCAATATCTTTGTCTGGTATATATAAAGTACTTCAACCAAAAGAAACACTACTTATTGCACATTTACATGCAATTGATGATTCTATATTAGGACTGTTTAAATTTGATAAAGAAATTGACATTTATCTAAATGGTAATAGTACCTGGTCTACAATAGTTAGAAAATATCTAAAAACTCGAGATATTGCAAAATGTCAAACCGAACTCATGAAAAATGGACTTAAACAATATGCAAAACTTTAGGGAATATTACGAATCAGAAGTAGAATATGGAAAGCTCTTTTATAGCATCCAATTCTTTGTTAATGTCAAATTACAATCTTTAACTGCTGCTGCCGGACAACGTGAAAATTTAGCAGTAATAAGAAACCAAATTAAAAATGCCCTTAAAGAGGTTGGTTTAGCAAGAGATACTTTTAGCTCGAATGATACTAATAAGCAATCTTTTTTTACACTAGATGTAAAGTTAGAAAATAAAAAATGGTCAAAGGCTGAATTACTAGCAGTTAAAGAGAAAACAATTAAGGCAATAAAATCTGTTCCGCAATTCAAAGACAAAGAATTTGAATTTGATAGCGACTGTATAGTTGTCACTGGGACTTTGCATCCTAGTTCTAGTATTGAATGGGATAATGTTGATTTGGTTTATACTACTAATGAAATTTCTTTAGTTAATATTGACAAACAACTTAAAAATGTCAAACACTTGAAGATATTTTTATCATCATCTGTTTCTGTATTAGAAGGTGGTTTAGGTATCTTAAAGATGACATCTTTAAAGAGCTTCATTATTGAACTGCCAAGACCACCAGAATGGTTGA